CCTATTTCATCCTATTTTCCCTTATACCACCCTTACCAATTATCCACTAAACAGAACCACCCCCCAAAATCCACTAAATTTTCCCAATTTTTTTCAAATATTTCTAACTTTTTTCTAGCCCAAAAAATTGTTCCAAATATTTCTAACTCTAAAAAACGCTCCAAAAAATTGTTCCAAAAAAACGCTCCAAAAAATTGTTCCACCCCCTAAAACCAACCTATTTTTCCATTCCCGAAGGGGGTTGAATAATTTAATACAATGATGACGAAGTCATCCCCCGAAGGGGTTTGAATATAAAAATACAATAACCCATTTAATGGAAAGACGCGCAAAAACAAAATTTTCGAGAGATGTTCTCGAAAATTTTGTTTTTGTGCGTCTGGTATCAACTAACAGAACCACCCCCTTAAAACCATTCACGCACAAAATGGAAAAAAACGCACGGAAATATTTATTAAGTTTTAAAAAAATACTTAAAGAATATTTTCTCAGTTATAATATATAATGTCATTTGAACCTATAACACTAAAAACAAATATACAACCAATTAAAATATATATTGATGAATTATTAAAAATTGATTGTTTATTAGTTCCTTATGTTTTATCAAAAAAAAATGGAAATTTTCACGATTACACTTTCCGTGGATTTATAAATAATAAAGAAACAGATACTCATTTAATTACTATAAATCCAACAGAAAGAAAAATCATATATGATGATGTAAATATATATAATATAAAAACAGAAATAAAAAGGAATAAAACAAAATTTATAATGGATGATAAAATAATAGAATTATTAGAAGAAATACAAATTGAATGTAAAAATATATTAAGAAATAAAAAAACACTTAAAGAATTATCTATCTTAATATAATAGAATGAATAACAATTTAATAGAACTTTTCTTAAATAATAAATTATGTCAAATGTGTAATCAAGTTAAAGAAAAAGGTGAATTTAAAAATAAATCTACATGTAAAGATTGCCATGTAATTAAACGCAAAGAAACCAATAAAAAATATTATCAACATAAGTCTATTGAATGTCCTCAAATGTATGGATTAAAAATAAAATAAAAACCTTTAAAAATATTTAAATAATTTAAGATTTGAAAAAAACTTAAATTACTTAAAGGGAAATTTATAATATAAGTTATATTATATGAGTAAAAATAATTTACAAAAACTTCGAAACCAACTTAATCAATTAGTAGAACAAAACAAAACCATCACTAAAAGCAAATACAGTGCGTTTAAACTACTAATCGCAACAGGTAGAACTAAGAAACTAACAGATCTGCTAAACTTCCTTACAAATTCAACAGAAAAAATTAATTTATCAAATTTTAAAAAGAATGTCAAAGAAACAAACAATTTAAATATATTGAAAAAAGAAGAAATAAAACAAATCACAAAAAGACTAAATAGTAAAAATATTCAAAATTATTCAGTTAATCTACATTATGACCAAATAAACAAACTAATGAAAAAAAATCCAAATTCTTATATCGTTCACGCAGTTCAATTTTTTAATAAGAAAAATAAAGAGATTTTTAAATTTCCATATGATACAAAGATTTTTAAATTTACAAAGAATGAAACAAGAACTCAAAGATATGGGAAAATAAAACAAACTATGGAAATTACAACAAATCAGGCAGATTATCAATGGATTTGTAAATTATGGTGTGATCCATATTACGATGAATATACACAAGGTAATTATTGTATTTTAACATCAACTGCATATAATAAAGTTGATGTAGTTAATAAAACAAATTTTAACCAGATATATAAACTTAATGAAAGTCAAACATGTGTTTATGATGGATTTCTCCAATTTTTTAATGATGGAACTACTCATAAAAAAGCCATCTATAATAAACTAATTAAAAATAAAAAAATTTATGCAAAAGCATATACCAATGAAACACTTTCTGAAATATGTGAATTTACTAATTCGTCTCTAATTATTAAAGATTTGATTACACAAAAAGATATAAAAATTAATGAAAAATCAACTAATAAATATAATTTAATCTTTCTTAATACTAAATACGACCATTTAGACTTATTGACTCATACTTATACAGAACCAATAGAAGTAGATAATAAAGAAGAATATGAAAAAATAAAAACTACATCTGATTTTTATATTGAATCATTTGGTAAATTAATAACATTAGAAGGAACTTTCAAAGTAAAAGATTCTGATTTTAATATTGAATATAAAAAATGGAAGGAAGCAGTAAATTATAATGATTTATTAATAGATGTAAATAATGAAGAGATGAAAATGATTGATAAATATGATTATTCTACTCATTGCTTTTTTAATAAAATGGAAGTTAAAAATGATTTATATGATGAATTAGACCAAATGAAATCATATTATAATTATTCAAATATTGAAACTAATCCTAATTATCATGGAGTTCCTAGTGGTTCATTTATTAATATTAAAATTACTAATAATTGTGATATTGAAACTTTTGAAGAACAACTAAAAAATAAAATTGTTGGATTTTATGAAGTAATTATAGAGGATATTTTAAATCACGTCAATGTTTTTGAAAAGTTAGGAATTTTTAAAAATAATACCTACTGTTTTACATCAGTTCAAATCAACAGTTTTAAAAAGTTTTTGAAATTTAAATTTTTAAACGTATCTATTAGTCCTTCATGTCATATTCCATTTAATGAAGGTATGACTAAAAAAATAGGAGTTTCAGATACATGTAAGGGATTACCTTATTATTCTAAAGCTTACGGACTTATGCAGGCAAGTTCTGAATATTGTCAAACAACTATTAAGCCTTTAGTTTGTGATTTAAAATTCCATCAAATTATTAATAATGATGAGATTAATATGTATGAACATAACGGGATTATTAAAATTAATAAGAAAAATGAAAAAATTACAACTTGTCAACACGTAGCGAGTTATATTCATAGTTATTGTAAAACTTTGATTTTCGAACAATTATTAAAACTTAATATTAATGATGTATTCGGGGTTAAAATTGATTCTATTGTATTAAAGAAAAACTCAGAAATAAAAGAAATTTTACCTGCATTTTATAAAGATTTTAAAGACTGTAAAATTGAGACAATGTTAAAAATACGTATTATTTATGATTTTACAACTGACAAAGATAAAATTATAGATGATAATGGATATTATAGAACTTTATATAGAGATGATGATACACCATTAGATTTTAAACCAACATTTTTACCAGATAATAAAATGATTACATCTACTACTTTATTTTTATCTGGTGCTGGAGGATGTGGAAAAAGTCAATCAGTTCTATCAAATTTAAAAAATGTTTGTATGGTTTCATCTAGTTGGAATCTAACACAAAACAAAAAAGAAGAATTTGGGATTAAACCATTATCTATTAATAAACTACTAGGTAAAACAGGATTAAAAGCATCTGAAAAAGTAATTGTTAGAGAAAAATTTATATTTTGTGATGAGTTGACGATGTGGGAAAAAGAAGACGTTATACAAGTTATAAATGATAATCAAAGAAAATTTATATTTCTAGCTGGTGATATAGATTATAATGGTAAATTTTACCAATGTAGTCTACAAAATAAAGTCATTAATCCTAGTAAAATAAAAAACTTACAATTCATTACATATACTAAAAATTACAGATTTGACGAACAATTAAACGAAATACTAATTAATTTTAGAAAATGCGAAACACAGAAACAACAAAACGAATATATTAAACTACATTTCAAAGATAATTTTAAAACTAAAGAACAGATTATTTGGGATGATAAAACATATGGTATTAGTGATATAAAAGATAATATTAAATTAGAAGAGTATTTCTATAAAAATGGAGCAAACGAAAAGTATTATATTAAAAATACTAATTACACAGCAGGACAATATAAAGGCGCTTCACTAGACGAAAAACCTAATCATTATAATTATGAATCAAAACTATTTAAAACTATTCATTCTTATCAAGGATTAACAATTGAACGAGGCGATAGAATAGTAATTAATAATAAATTAAATTTTGATAGAAATCTATGGTACACCGCATTATCAAGAGCTAGAAATTTACAGCAAATAATAATTTTAATCTAATCATCAATCAAACTAAAAAGTAGTTCATCGAGATTTTGATACGGATCCACTGGTTTAGGCGGTTCGTTCATTTTTTCAACTGGTTCAACTGGTAAATCTTCAGGTTTTTTAATTAATGGGTTTTCACCATTACTTAAATTATCCTCATTTTTATTAATTAAAGGCTGTTCGTTTTGTTGTCCTTCTGCTTCATTTTGTATAGGTGTAAAAGTTGAAGTTGGTGTAAAAGTTGGCTGAATTATTGGCGCTTGAATGACTGGAGGGGGTAATGGTTCAATATAATTATTAGTTCGTCTTAGTCGTTGTTCTTCTGAAACTTCATTTAAGTCGTGTTTTATCTTAGTGAATAAGATTGTCATTTCCCATACGCATCCATTAAGGTCTAGTATCTTTTGATTTTGTTCAGTTAATTTTAAATAGAACTGTTTGACACTTCCGCTTTTGATTATATTTTTTCGTGTAAAATCATTATTATTATAAATAAGAATTCCTCCATAATTTACAGATAATGGTACTTTACAAATAATATCATTGTTTGATTGAGATGTTGAAGCACTGTTACCACTATTTAATGAAGACCTTATTAAAACTGAATGAACTGACGCAAGATTTACAACACCATCAAAAAATGAACTACTTGTTATTTGTCTAGAAGCAGTAATCCCAAATAATTGTTGCGTATAGTCAGTAATAGAATAAACAAAATTAACAGCAGTGACAGGAGCTATTATTGTAATTAAAAATTTATTGAAAACGTCAGAATAAGATATAGTAAAATCACTTTGAAGTCCATTTAATGTACTCATTAAAGTATCTACGGTATAATTTCCAGATGGAATTGTAATATTTACAGCAACAGCACCAGGCGATTTAGTATAAGAAAGTACATTATTTTGTAAAGCTGTAGAAATATTATAAAAAGATAAAGGAATTTCACAACTAATGACTTCTATTTGAAGCCATTGATGATCTAATAAATCAATTGTAAAAGGTAAATTAACTATTAAATCAGCATTATTTGTGACTTGAGTACATTCTTTCGAACGAATATTAAAATATAATTGTTCTTCCATATATTATTAAATTACTTTAGATTTTATTTTTATTCTTTTTCCTCTTTTTTATCATTGTTTTCTGGCTGTTCTTCGGTCTGGATTTCAAAGTTTCCTAAACTTGATTTAATTGCGAATTTTTTATAACAATGTGAATTTACAAACAGTTTAAAAATTCTTTCCAAAACTAGAACAAATAATAAAACCATTTGAATTACAGAATCGTTTTCTACCATATATATAAATTTAGAAATTAATTTAAAAAACTCTAGAAAAAATTAATTTCTACTCTATATTATATATGAATACTCCGCAACCTATGAATATGCGAGACGGAACTGTAGTTTCCGAAAAAATGGAACCTGTTGTTCCCCCACTCGTGTGCCGTGACGTAAAGGCAACTAAAAGACGATTCAATGCTGTTAATGGAAATGCATTTAGTTCTGTTGGGTCAGAGATCCGTATCCCAGTAAGTGGGAATTTCGTCCTTGATAATAAAAATGTAAATTTAAACTGTAAACTTGTTGTGACTGGTGTAAATACTGCTACATTTGGCGCCGACTTTTCATGGGCTTCTCTATTTAGTCAAATCAGAGTAGAGGCTGGTAGTGGCTCATCTATTATTCTTGAACAATTGGATGACCCGGGTCTCTGGGCTTCATTTTTATATCAATATACATGGGATCAAGCCGATATTTCCATACAGAACGCTAAACAATTATCAGCTATTGCCCAACCAGCTACAGCTACAGGTATAATTGCTAAAAGAGGAAGTGTAATAACAACTACTACAGGAAACCTTACTCAAACTGTGAATATTGCTATTGATCTATCTCAATTTATGGGAATATTCTATGCTTCTTCTGGTATTCCTCTATATGATACCAATGGGCTTACTGTTGTATTTACTTTAAATGCTTTAGCATCGATGGGTGTTTCTGCAACTGCTGCAATTACAGCCGTTTCCATTAATGACCCTTATATTACATGCACTTGTCTTGAAGGTGGCGAAAAATATGAAAGAGCATTGAAAGAAATGAAAAGTAAAAATAGTGAAGTGAGTATAATGTTTAATACTTGTCGTAGATATATTCAAACAGTTGCTGCTGGTGGTGGAGCTACTTCATCATTATTGATTGGCGATAAAGCAAAAAGTGTTCTTGGATTTGTTGCAATGGCTAGAGATACCGCAAATATTACAACTGCTACTGCAATATCAAATTCGTCTAGTCAATTTCCATTATATAAAAATCATGTATATCAAATTGCCGGTGAAAATTTCCCAACTCAACCAATCACAGGATGCGAAGGAATTGACGAGGCTTATGATTTATATGCTCAACTAGCTAGGCGTGATGATTCTGCAGGATTATTATCTCGAGTTCAGGCATCGACATTAGTAGATGCTAATAATGTACCTGTTGCATATACTGATGCAGCGACTCAACTTGCTGCATTAGCTGATTCCGCTGCTTCACCATCACAAGTGCTTGCAGTTAATTTGGCAAAATGCGGACCAAATGAAATGTATTGGGGTAAGGGTAAAAACCTTTCAGGAAGTTCTTTGAATACATATTTGAATGTAGATTATACAACATTGAATGCACAAACCATTACTATTTTTAGCGTTTTCCAAATGAAAGTTCATATTGATGCTCAAGGGGGATTCACAACTGAGTTTTAGGGCAATATTAAATAAAAAGTATAAAAATTATTATCTAATTTATTATATATATAATGGAGCCAGACGATAACCAAAAAGAGATTAATAAACTTACCAAAGATATTTTAGATAAGCAGAAAAAGCTCGAAGAATTGATGGGTAAAAAATTAATTTATAAAAAAAATGGTACTGTTGATTATCGTTCTTTAAGAATGGATACAAGTAATCAAACTAAATTTAATGAAATGAATAAAGAAAAAAGAGAAAAACTAAAACTTGCTAAGATGGCAGAACTCGAAACTGCACTTGATAGACAAATACAAAAAACTCTTAATACTGTGATAGAACGAAAAAAAAAAGAAGTAGTTGAAAAAGAAGCACCATCAAGAGAACCAACACCCAACCGCATACGCCCAAATTCTTTTTAAATTATTATTTCTAATGTATATTAATAAAATACATTAAAAATATGGAAATTATAAAAAACCAAGAAATCAAGTTAAAGTTAATAAAACAAAGCATTGACGAACTAGATAAAGATTTATTATCTATCCCCGAGCCCTTGCCTAGGAAATCAATGGCGCTATATTTGGTAGGAGCACCAGGAAGCGGAAAAACTAGTTTATTATTATCATTACTTCTTTCAAAAACTGCATATCTTAAGAAATTTGATAAAGTCTATTTAATGTCTGGTTCTTTACAAACACTCCCTCCCGAATTAATAGCAAATTTACCACCAGAACAAGTTTATGACGAATATAATATTGATAGTATTTATGAAAAAGTAAAAGAAGAAAAAGACAGTGCATTAAATCCAAATGTATTATTTATTTTAGACGACGTCGTTAAAGACATTAGAGCAAAAACATTTAATAAACTCATTTTAAATAGACGTCATATAATCCAGAATGCAACCAATCCAAAAGTTAAAGCGGGTTGTTCTATATGGATTACATCACAAACGTATAATTTATTAGAATTACAGATAAGAAAAAATATGAACGCTATTATTTTATTCCCTACTGCTAATAGAAAAGAATTAGAATGTATTAAAAATGAGTTAATGATGGATTTAAACCCTAAACAACAAGATGAAATTTTAAAATATGCATGGTCTAAGCCGTACGGATTTTTATTCATACGTATGGATAAACCCAAAACAATGAAATATTATAGTAATTTTGATTTAATAAAAATATAGTCTAAAAAATATTATCTAGATTATAGTATATGTGTAAATTAAGCAATCTTTATGTTTTAGATTTATGGGATAATGACGGAGCTGGTGGCATTACGTTTAATGTAGCTAATTCACTACCTCAATTAATGAACCAACCATGTAAAATAGTAGTCAAACAACTTCAATCAGAATTAGTTGATGCAGGTGAGCTAGCTCCTGTTGTTATAGCAGCTAGTTCTATTGATACCTATATATATTTTAGAGTAGTTCATAATATTAACGTCCAATCAGGAACAAACCTATATGGTTTCAGTAATTCAAATATATTATGTTTTTTTGATACATATAAATCAAGACGAACATTTGCTGCTGATGCAACATTAACGAATAATGCCACAGGAACAACTGAAACAGATTGTACTCTTTTTGCCCCGAATGGATTACCCGCTATTTTGACACTACAAAGATGGGGTGCTACTAATGCAGCCGCATTATCTGATGCAAGACGTGACTCATCTAGATTATCATGGCTTGTTCGACTTGAGATTACGGTAAATCCCGACCAAGATTAAATAAAAGTATAATTTAAATTATATTATCTACTATATATATAATATGATTCAAAGAAGTAGAAAACCAGTAATTAAGACTGAAGTTGTTCTTGGTTCTAAATTAGTAAATGAGAACAACATCAACACTAAACCGAAAAAGAAAAAACCAATAAACGAATTTGTGGGTGGTTCCAAATTAGTTAATGAAAACAACATTGTAATCAATATGCCTGAACCAGTTAAAAAAAAACGAAAAAGAAAACCAACAATGCAAGCAAAACCAGAAGGAATATCTGATGAAGCTAAAAGAAATTTTCAAGAAACGGCGTCACAATATGCTAGGGGTGCATATCCACCAATTCCAGATAGTGTAGATGTAAGTAAAATAAAAACAACTGGTGCTTTAAATGCATTTACAAATTTATTGAGGACAACTATGGGTCAAACACCAATTCCAGTAGCACCAATTACTTCAACAACAGCGCCTGCAGTTCCAGTTAGACCAATTTTAACAGAAACATCAACTGTTGCCGCATCTATACCAGCAGTCGCCACAACTTCAGATTTATCACCACCAATTGCTTCAGGTGTTCCAACTTTATCACCACTAAAACCAATAAGTACTCCAACTATATCACCTCGAATTGCTATAGTAGAAGATGAAAATAAAATATATTTTGATACACTTTTTAATGATTTATTCAATATTATAGAATTAGAAGTAAGTGAAAAAAATACATCAGATATAAATGATAAAGTTTTAATTTTTTATAAAACCAATAAAGAGTTATTTAATAACATATCTGATGAAAAATTAATTAATTATATTAATTTATGGTTAAATAATTATCCTGAGTTGAAAGATGATGAAGATTTTTTTAACTATTTAAAATTATTATATCGAAGATTTAAAGAACAATCACTAGAAAAAATAACAAAAAAAGAATTAAAAACAATATCATTAAAAGAAACAACTAAAGAAACAAAATTATTAAAGAAAGATATAATAGAATTAAAAGATGAAAATAAAAATTTAGAAAAAGAAAAAACGCAAAAAAACGAAGAAAAGAAAAAAATAAATGAAAAAGTAATTGATGAAATAGAAGAAGTAATTGCAGATAAAACTGAAATTAAAACAGTTATATATAATGGAAAAGAATTATTAAAAAAAATTGCACAAGATTTTCTTAATCTTCCTAAAGGAGAAAAAGAATCTATTTTAGAAAAAATAAAAAAAATAGAAGCATTTTCTAATCTTTCACCACAAGAAAAAAATGAACAAATATTACAATCAAAAACTATGGAAACCACAATATCAGGTTCAAGTGGTGTTCAACAAAGTGTTATGTCATATCCAGAAATAGGAGCAGGTATTATAAAAGGAGATAATAGTTCACATTCAAGTCTATTACCATCTACTTCATCTCCGCAAAATACAGGAGGTGGGGATATACCTCCACCTAGTTATTTAGAATCATCTATACCTACATTATCAAAAGAAAAATTAATTGAATTTGTTAAAAAATATTGGGATGTATATGGTAATTTTACTAAAATCGCTATTAAAAACACAGGAAAAGGAGGACAAGTTAGAACCACCTATGAACCTTCTAAAGCTGAGTTATTAGAAAATGCGATTTTGTATTTTAATCAAACACTTAATAAAAAATATCAAAATTTAAAATCACCTGCACTATCTGGAAAACAAGATATAAAGTATGATGATTTAGTTAAAGAATTTATAACAGACTTTAAAATATTAGTACCAGACTATTTTTCAAAAGAAGGATATATAAAACCCGATACATCAATGTCTGAAGATAATAAAAATATTATAACTGAATTTTATAAGAAGTATTATCCAATACAAGATAAAAAACCATCAGTTGTAGATTTAAGAAAAAATATTCAAATTATAACTGGAAATACAAAATTTTATAATCAAAATCCTATAACCAAAAAAAAACCAAATCAAGATGAATTAATAAGTATATTTGAAGAAGAATATAAAAAATGGTTAGAAACACAAACAACCGAACCAGAAGTACAACCAGAAGCACAACCAGAACCAGAACCACAAGAAATACAATTTTTAACACCTGAAGAATATAAAAAAAATATTCTTTTATTGAATCCTGGTACTGATGAAAATAAAATTAATGCATATTTTGAAGGTTTTAAAAAATGGAATACATCAGATAATCCTGAAAAAGTAAATATTTTAGGTACTGAATCAACACAAGATAAATTAGGAATATTAATTAGATATATTAATGAGTATCAATATACAGCACCATCAACAACCGAACCATCAGAACCAAAACCAGATAATGAATTAACCAACGACGAGTTTTATAATAAATATTATCCAGAAGGAGTTTTTAATGGCGTTGATTCATTACCATTGAAAGAAGAGCTAGTAAAAAGAATTAATAAGGGTATGGGGGGAAATTCGGGTGTAACCGTCGCAAGTGGTATAAATGTGTTAGCTGAATTTTTCAAATTAGTTCATTTAGAAGTATTACCACAACGCGAACCAATTTGTAATGAAAGCGCAAACCGAGCTGGTTTAGAAGTTTGTTATCCATCATCCATTTATATTGATTATCTTAACCAATTAATAACAAATAATAAAATAATTGAACTAGATTTAATTTATAAAAAAGCTACATCAATTACACCATCTATAACTTTAGATAATGAAATTAAAATACAAGAAATAATATTATCATTATATAGACCAGATAAAGCTAATGATATTGATAATGATTTTTATGTATGGTTACGACAACAAACACCACCTAATCCACCAATCAAACCAACAACAGAACCAACAACAGAACCAACAATAGAACCAACAATAGAACCAACAATAGAACCAACACCAACACCAATAGTACCAGAAAATAAATTAAAAACCTTTTATACTGATTATTTTCCTAATGATGTATTTACGAAAAAATCAGAGAATGATCCATCAGTTGAAAAATTAAAAGAAATGATAATTTTAATTAAACCTGATTTTACTACTGAAAGCATAGATGATTTAGAATTATCAGAAATATTTAAAAGATTATATAAAGCTTCATTACCAACTTCAGAACCACTTTCAGATATATTAGTAAAATATTATAAATACTTAAATGAATTATCAACTAATTTAGAAGATGAAACATTAAAAGCAGAATATAAAATAGCAACAAAAGATAATTTTAATTATATTGGGCGTGATAATAACTATTTAATACAAAAAATTAAAGATTCAAACTATATACCAAATAAAACAGATAATAGAGACTTTTTTAGTTGGGTTGAAGGTTCTACAATTGATCCACAGATAAAAATTGATGAAACAAATTATAAAAATGAAATTGATAGTTTAAATATTATTACAGATGAAGAAAAAATTAAAAAATATTATGAAGGTTTGATGAGATGGAATTCAAAAACAGGAGCAATTGAAAGATTAAAACTAAAAACTACTACACAAGAAAAATTAGATTTATTAATTAAATATAAAGATAAATATCAATATATTGAATCAGTTGAATCACTAGCACCAATTATTATTAAATCAGTAGTAAATGATAATGAAGTTCAATTAGCATATAAAGTGACAAGTGAATCATATACAGAAGATAGACCAAGACGAATAGACCAATTAGTATATTTAAATAATTATAGTGATAGAAATATTTCAGTTTATCGAGATGGAACCACTATTTATTTCTGTTCTACTGGTTCTCGTGTAGAATTATCTGGACAAGCTGCAGAAGATTGGCTTGAATCTAATGTAGGTATTTTATTTGGTGTTAGTACTAGTACATTTTCTCCTAGATTTGATGAAGAGAAGCGGGTATTAGATGAAATTATGATGACAATACGACCATCCATAATTATATTCTGCGGACATAGTTTAGGGGCGACCCTGAGTAACGAACTTTTCTTTTATACATTTCAAAGATATCAAACACAACCATTTAGTATTGGTTTCAATGCTGGATCTATGTTGAGATGGGACTGGATTTATAAAAAAGTTAATGAAGAATTTTTGAAAAAGAGGATATTACAATTCCATGTTAATTATGATCCGCTTTCATCTACACAAAATTGGGGTCCTGGTACAATTGTTAATTTACCAGCTCATTATATTGAAGATTTTTCGGGAAGTCATAGTTTAAAGAATTTTAGTGATTTTGATTGGGCTCAATATAATAATTTTATTGAAGATGGTCTACTAGCAATTAATCCTACTACAGTTGATGTAGTTCCAGAACCTATAGTAGAACCTACAGTAGAACCTGATCCTTTTTTAGATACGGACAAACAACAAAAATTATTAGATTATTTTAATAAATTATATGAATTAGATAATGATGATAATTATGATACAACTGAAACATATAGACTAACTAAAGCATATTATAATAGAAATAGAGATTATTTCGATGAGTTGAGTAGGTTCGATATTAAAGAAAAATTGGCTTTTAAATATATTTATAATATTAATCATCCTATGATTCGTCAAGATAGAGCATATAAATATAAATTTTTTATGGTATTATTTGATAGACTTATGACTGATAGACGTTCAGCAGCACCAGAACCAATGCCAGTAGAACCAACGCCAATAGAACCAACGCTAATAGAACCAACGCCAATAGAACCAGTATTAGCATCAGAAGTAGTGTTTAATTCATCTAATGATAATTATGAATATGATAATAAACCAGAAGACCAAAAACCAATATTTAAACAAGATAAACCAGGAACAGTTTATGTTCCTTCTACTATGTAATTATTATTTTTTAAGTTTTCCAAATACTAAAGATAAATTAGGATTAATCACTTTTGTGACATACTCAGTTTTTATAAATTTTGTTTTTGGAACTATTCTAACACGGAATGAAGAATCAGTTTCTCTTACAAAAGATTTTGATTTCTCGTTGGGAAACATATGATGAGCTTCTTTCAATGCTTGGTCTCTTGTTTTATAATAAGGTTTATGAGCTATTACGCTATGGAGTATTAATTTCGATGACATTACATTGTTCTAGATTATTATTTATAAAATTTATATGTTTTTTACTTTTTTCATGTCGTGATTTATGACCAAATGAAAATTTTCCACCACAAATACAATTAAATAATTCATTTATTTTATCTATATTATTTTTATAATATTCTTTTTGTTGTTCTTTTATTTTTTCTTTATTTTTTTTATTATAGTTAGTCTTTTTTATCTTTATTTTTTCTTTATTTTGTATTCTATAATTTATATAATATTCCAAGTATTCGTTAGTAGTTTGATATGCTTTTTTATCATTTAAACTCGCTTGTAATTCCTTTCTATATTTCTCTTCTTCAATTAATAATTCAGTTTTACTATTACATGGAAATTCTTTTATTATCATTATTTTAAATGAATCCCAATTTCCATTATCACGAATCATTTGATATAATTTTAAATTGTGTTGTCTTTCATTTTCATTATTACAAGTTGATTTATGATTATATTTTCTTTTAATAAAATCTGTTGTAGAACCTACATAAACTAATTCTGGTTTATCAATATGTTCTATTTTATATATAACACTTTTTGAATAATCTATTGGAGTTTTTGGCATTTTATAATATATAATGATACTATTCTTTAGATATTATTTATTTTCTAACATTTCAAGTCTTTTAATTAAACTATCAATTATTATCTGTTGTTTTTCAACTTTTTCATTTAGTTCTTGTACTGCTCCAGTTAATAAAGGGGTAAATTTAGAATAATCTAGTTGCTGGAAATTATCTGGGTCATCTTTAACACCTGAAACAGCCATCGGCACAACATCTGAAACCTCATGAGCTAAAAACCCGTCAAAGTAGCAATCACAACAAGATTCGTCTTTAACATCAGCAATGAATCTATAATTTTTAGGTTTTAATTTTAGTAATCTTTCTAAAGGATTTTGAATAGGTATAATATCCTGCTTTAATCTGTAGTCAGACGAAGTGCTAAATTGAATAGTAGAACTTGTGAGCATACCTATACTACCGATTTGTGTTCCTGAGTTCGTAAATTTTTGATATTTATAAGCCGCTGTAAATCCGTCTTTTTGACATTGAAATGTAAAATCTGTATAAAAAAGTCTATTACCCCAATCTGTTCCCCATATATACCCAGAAATATTATTTATATTGAACGTGGTATCACCACCAGTATATGTTCTCAAGAAACCATATTTAGCAGATGCCGATAGAGCATTTGATGGATGCGCAAATGCTATATATTGTGATATCATATCTATTTCACCTATATCAGGATTGGCATATTCATTAGACATTTCTATTTTATTTAAATAAGTGTTTATATTATTTGCTTGAAAAGTATTTGAATTAGTCGTTCCTGCTATTATTGAATTAGTCGTTCCAACCGTTAAACTAGTACCAGTTATAGCCCATCCTGAAATTGAACCGCTTCCAACATTTAGAGATGTTCCTGCTATTAAACCCGCTGATGAAATACTTGCATTGGGTAATGTCAAGCTTTTACAAGTTAAATCACCACTTGCATTAAACTTCCATTGACTAGTAGTTGCAGTATATCCAAAATCACCAGTATTATGTAAACTTAAATATCCAGATGATGCACTCGTATCACCAACAGTGAAAAATTGCATTATATCACCTGATGTTGATGATGGATAAAATTTGATTCTATAAACTCCAACAGATTTTAACCAACTAAAATTTGATGTTGTTTTTATATCAATAATCGTACTTGTATATGGTTCTATTGTATTAGTTTTTAATGAACCTGTAGCATTTATTGTTGTAGCATTTATTGTTGTGCTTGTAATCGTCCCACTTCCTGTATTAACTGAACCGAATACGGCTGCGCCGTTAATGTCGATTGTCCATCTATACAAACTTGTTGAAGCAGCATATAATCCTAATGTCCCGCCAGTATTAAATCTCAATGCTGGTCCTAAGTGGAGGGGATCAGTATGAACCTCAAACGGTACTCCAGAATATCCGTCTATTTCAACGATTGAAAATCCCGATATGTCAAGCCATTTCCAAACAAAACTACTTTTAATAGCAGTTGTCGCCCAATCTGAAATCATTATTTTTTTAACAATATTATTTATTTCTATTTGAAAATTACCAGTTGATAACGGCTTAATAGCCATGTATTTAGATGTTGTTGATAATGTATCTGTTATATACGGAAATCCTGTATATGTTGCTTTTATATCTACTGAACCATTTGAGATATCAAAAAATCTATTATCTAATTGAATTATATTCGTCCCTAAAGTTCCACTAGTTGAAGATTTTAATAATTTACTTGTAATATTGCCCGATGGTTCAAAAAGAATTTTTGGATTTGGAGCAACACCATTATAATATAATTCTCCATTTGCATTAAAAAACCATCCCTTGCCATCAACATCAGACACTGTATAAATACTTAATATTGGATTAGTCGAAGGGGATGATTGAGTTGGATTAAAAATAAATCTTTTAGTTCCTGTAGTTGTATTAAAATTCCATATATACTGAGAATTAATTGTAGATGTTGCCCAATCACTAGATAAAATAATATTAGAAATATTACTTATTTTTATTTCAAAATTACCATCAGAGCCTGGTTTAATATACATATATTTACTGGCAGTTGTTAAAACTTGGGTTGGTTCTGCGAATCCAATTCTTGTTGCTACAATATCAAGAGATGATGAGTACGCATTAAGAAATCTATTATCGAAATATATTGCTGGTCTATAAAAAATATATGTACTAGCCTTAATTAAATTTGTTGATACTGACGATGAAGCAGTAATATCACCCGATGGTTCAAAAAGTATTTTTGGATTTGGTGCAACACCATTATAATATAAATACCCATTAGCATCAAAAAACCACCCTTTACCATCTGGCTCATTTACTGTAAAAATACTTAATATTGGATAACTAGACGGAGATGATTGAGTTGGATTAAAAATAAATCTTTTAGAACCTGTAGTAAAAAAATTAACATCACCAAATGTATTTAATGTAGATTTTGCGGTTATTTGCTGGCATTCTAAATTACCAAGTGATGTTATATTACCACTTGGAGAAAAAATAATTTTAGCTGGGTTCGGTGATGTTCCTAAATAGTAAAAATTACCCGCTGAATCAAAAATCCACGAATTGCCGTCTATCTCATCTGTTGTATATATACTAACTATTTGACTTCCTGAACCTGCTGGTTCGTTAGGATTAAAAACAATTCGTCCTAAATTTGCTGTTGTGTTAAAATTTACATCACTATTTGTTATTAGATTATTTAAAAATCTTTTTATCCCTGATATTTGTTGATTATTTGATAAATCAACGAACTGAGAAAACCCAGAACGTGGATTTATTACCCTATTTTCTCCTAACTCATTGAATATAGTACGACTCATTATTATTATACCATAGAAATTAAAACCTTTAGAAATAATTATTTTATTCGTTTAAACATTTAAAATAATCATTTAAAAATATTTTCTCATTATAATTATATAATGCCACCTAAAAAATCGCAAAGTATTGATCTACCAGTTGTAGAAGTTATCGATTTAAACGATGAAGCCCCAATAAAACTGAGAAACCTAAGAAAGTTAAAGAAAGTTATGGAAGCAGTTGTAGAAATGCCAGTTGTTGAAGTCGTCCAAGAGAAACCAAAGAAAACACGTAAAGTAAAATCTCCAGTTCTTGAAGAACTTGAACTAAATAGAAATTATGATGAACCAGTTAAGGAAAGTAAACCAAAAGCAGGAAACGCATGGATAGCACACATTAAAGCTTTTGCACTAGAAAATGGAATCACATATAATAAAGCAATGTTAGACCCTCGTCTAAAAGAAACTTATATTAAGTCTACCAAGGGTAAAGTAAGTTTGTAATAAATTAATATCTAGTTTATATTACAGGTTACAGTAATTTATATATATTACTAATATTTAGCATAGCTATGCCTGTCAGTTCAACTACTATTTATAGTTTTATGAAATGCGAAATTTTTTCATAAATGCTTGAAGGTTTTCATCTAATGTCTTATAATCCCCCCAAAGTAAAAAACGGCTTAACGCCCCTGCGCTATATGGATTAGAAAAATCTTCATTTACAGCATGTCTTTTGATATAATTTTCCCTTTTGATTTTATCGCCATGGTCAATGTATGTCTGTCCGCCTCGTAATCCGAAGTGGATGGTTTTTCCATTGTTAAACGTTACCTGATACCGCTTATCTTTTCTAGTGGATGGCCTTATTATCATATATAATATAATTTAGATTTTATTATTTAATAAATTCTAATTCATACTTTTATTTTTTGCTTGATATTCTTTTTGTTTTTCTTTAATATGGTCTTTATTTAAAATATAATATTGTCTATAATATTCTTTAATATAAGCTTTATCTTTGTGTTGTTTATATTCGTCTATTTTATCTTTATTTGTAATTGTCCAGAGTCTGTAGTATTTATATAATTTTTCTTTATTCTTTTTTTTATAGTCTATTTGATATTGTTTCTTTTGTGCAACTGTTAAAAATGCTCTATTTTTATTTAATAGTGGTTTTAATTCATCTATTACTTTATCTTCTACCATTAATAATGCATCTTTATTATAACAAGGATATTTTAAATATATACTCATTTCAAAGGCATTCCATCCCCCATTTTTTCTTATAATTTCATAGAGTTTTTGATAATATTGTCTAGAGTTTGGATTATTACAGTTATTTTTATGAATATTACATCTTATAGTAAATGACGATGTAGAACCGACGTATAAAAGTTCAGGTATTTCTTTATGTTGGATAGTATAGATGACAGAGTTAATATAGTGTTCAGATGATGGAGGCATTATAAATAGTTTAGAAAATGATTATTTTTTAAACTATTTTAATTAAAATAATTCGTTTTTAAAAACGACTTTTATATTTTGTAAATTCGTAATAAGTAAGATGTTTATTAGGTAGTAATTTAAAAGGAACACTGTCTAAATTTTCATCATCTGATAAAATAAATATATCATCTTTAATATCACAAATGCATAATTCGCATATATATAAATTAGTTAGATATCTACCAGTTTTAATATCTTTACTTTCTCTTGTATAATATGAAAATGCTATTGTTGAGAGGCATTTTTTAAGGCATAGGTTACAGATTTCAAACATTATATATTATACTAGATATTTATTCCTCATCACTATCTATAAACTCAATAGTCCCTTCATGATAATCAATAGTCGGCGCTTCTACTCGTGCTTTTAATAGTTTCAATGTGACGCCCCATATAGGATTAAGAAGTGTTGGAGGTTGAGCCCATATTTTATCAATTTTAACAACTCCCGTAAATTTTGAATTATAACAGAGAACACGAGAAAAATCATCAATATTATTAATATCTTGGACTTGGTTGCCATCTTTATATAATTGTGTTTTAATTGAACCGTCTTGATAATCAACATCTAATTTTAATTTAAAATAATCAAGTTTATCAGTATCTTCATTGTGTCTATGTATTGGAGAATATGTATATTTTTTATAATTTTCACCTAAAACATGACGTGCAATTTCAGGAGATGATATATGATTGTCAATATCAATTAATATTTTAGATAGTTCTAAAATTTTAGGATCGGTTAGTGTGTTTAATGGGACTTTGATAACCATTCTTTTAGAATCTTCTGTGATATATTGAGAAATTCTTGGAACTCCATAAGTCTCTAGGTGGATTTTAGGGAGTTGAATTATTAAGGGTAATGTTGAATCATAATGAACGAATGAAACCATTTGTAGTTTCGAGTATTTGTTTTTTTTAAGTTCAGTAGCAGTAATGAGAGAGGCGTTGATATCGGAAAATTTGACAGTTTTTAAGCTAGACATTATAATATAAACTAGATATTTATTTAAATGATTATTTTAATAAATATTTCCGTGCGTTTTTTTCCATTTTGTGCGTGAATGGTTTTAAGGGGGTGGTTCTGTTAGTTGATACCAGACGCACAAAAACAAAATTTTCGAGA